CGGGTGGACCTGGTGCTGCTGCAGGGACTGGCGCAGTTCGTGCCGAGTTCGGCGAACCTGCGCCGGTATGTGGAGCTGGTGGTGGAGCGCTCGCGCAGCCGCTCCCTGCTGGGTGTGAGCGAGCAGGTTGGTCTGCTGGCAATGGACCATGGCCGCTCGATTGAGGAGCGGGTGGACCAGGCGCAGGGTGAGCTGGTGAAGCTGCTGAGCGATGCGCCGCGCGACGAATGGGTGCCCGCGTATGACGGCATGGTGCTGCACAGTGATGTGCTGCAGGCGCGGTCTGACGGCAAAACGTCGGCCATGGCCACGGGCCTGCGCGACCTGGACGAAATGCTCGAGGGTGGTGTGCGCCCGGGTGAGCTGGTGATCGTGGGGGCGCGCCCAAGCATGGGCAAGACAGCGCTTGCCATGACGATCGGGCTCAACATGGCGGCCGATTACACGGTGGCGATGCTAAGCATGGAGATGCCACACGTTGAGCTTCGCGACCGCATGACGTCGATGCTGGGCCGCGTGAGCCTGAGCAGTGTGAAGCGGCCTAACAAGGGCAATGGGCTCGATTGGGGGCGCGTGCTGGATGGGGTTGAAAAGGCGAAAAGCCTGAACTTCTACGCGAGCGATCAGGGCGGGCTGAACATCAACCAGGTGAGAAGCAAGGCGCGCAATATCAAGCGGCTGCATGGGCTCAATGTGCTGCTGGTTGACTACATCGGGCTGATGTCTGGCACCGATGCGCGCCAGCCTCGCGTGTACCAGTTGGAAGAGATCAGCCGAGGCCTTAAGACCCTGGCTAAGGAGCTAGAGATCGCGGTGATCTGCCTGGCGCAGGTGAACCGCAAGGTGGAAGAGCGGGCCGACAGCACGCCCAGCCTGAGCGATCTGAGGGACTCGGGCGCGATTGAGCAAGACGCAGACGTGGTGCTGTTCGTGCACCGCCCGATTCAGGCGCGGCCCGACTGCGGAAGCGAGTTCTTGAACTACGCGAAGCTGAGCGTCAGCAAGAACCGCAACGGGCGCTGTGGTGTGCTGAGCTTGTTCTACCAAGGCGACCAGACGCGGTTTGATGCGTGGTCGGGGCAGGCGCCGGCAGGGCGCAGCACGGCGCATCGCGGGGGTGATCTGTGAGCACGTGCCTGACATGCCGTCACTGGACCAGCCAAGGCGTGCCTGTGTGGGCTGGCGAGCTGGGTCATGCCCTGTGCTCGCTCAAGCAGACGCGAGCGATCACGCTGGCGCACTGGGCTGCCTGCGATCGGTGGGCGGCCGTAGGCCCGGCCGATGTCGACAAGCGTGTTGTGTGGCTCCAGAAGCGCGGCGTTCCGGTAAGCCGGCCGGCATCTATCGACGAGGGCGTCGAGGCCACCCCCACCCCCCGTCTTGGGTCCTCCCCCTACCCATACCATGCGGGTCATTCACATCGCGAGGATTCGCTAGTGCATGCGGTTGGTAAAGGGTGGACGGTTGACGGTGGACGGTGTACCAAGGTGGACGCAACGTGATGACCCAGAGCGATCTGGGTCGCGCACTCGGGCTGTCGAAGCAAGCCATCAGCAAGCTCAAAGGGCAGGGCATGCCGGTCGATTCGGTGGCCGCTGCCCAGGCGTGGCGCGAAGCGCGGCAGAACGTGGCGCAGCGCAAGCCCGCGCCCGACGCTGCCGCCGCAGCCAGCCGCCGAACCGACCCGATGCGCGACGAGCTCGGTGGCGATCGCCCTAGCCACCGCGTGAGCGAAGCCAACCGCATCTCGGTTGGTGGCCGCCCGGTGTTCGGTGGCAGCGGTGGCAGCTTCGACATGCCGCCCGACATCGGCATGGGCGAAGACCGCGACGAAGCGCGCACCCGCCGCGAAATTGCCGACGCGAACGTTGCCGAAATGGAAGAGGCTCGCATGCGCCGCGATCTGATCCTCGTGTCGGCCGTGAAAGCGTTGATGTCGGTCGACTTCGCCACCACGCGCGACGCCTTGCTGCAGATCCCGGCACGCATGGGGCCGCTGCTGGCTGCAGAGAGCGACACCGTTAAGGTGCAAAACCTGCTGCATGCCGAGATCCACCAAGCCCTGCTCGATCTGGCCGGCGCATCCGACCGCGTTGAGCACATCGAAGGAGCATTCGATTGACCGCACGCGACACCCCAACCGATTACGCCCGCGCCGCCGAGCTGGTGGCCGCTGCCAAGCGCCAGTTCCTCGCGCCCCCGCCGCGCATCGACACCGCCGAATGGGCCGCCCGCTTTCGCCACATTGCCAAAGGACCGGAGCGTGGCCCATGGCGCAACGAGCGCACGCCCTACCTGGTGGAGCCCATGCAATGCGCTAGCTCGCACCAGCCTTACGAGCGCGTCGTGCTCTGGTTCGCCACCCAGCTAGGCAAATCGGAGGTGCTTTACAACGCCGTCATGCAGCGGATCCACACCGACCCGCAAGACATGATGATGGTGCAGCCCACCTTGCAAGACGCGCAAGACCACAGCGCCCAGCGTTTCCTGCCCACCATCCTGCAGACGCCCGCCATGCACGGCAAGGTGGCGTTGCGCAAGAGCCGAGACGAATCCACCAGCTGGCGAAGCCGATCCATTCAAGGCGGCTTCACCGTGTTCTTCGCCGGTGCCAACAGCGCGGCCTCGCTCGCGTCCAAACCGCTGGGCTTCGCTGTGGCCGACGAGGTGGACAAGTGGCCGGCCGATGTGGACAACGAAGGCCCGCCGCTGGGTTTGCTTGAAGAGCGCATGAGCAACTTCAGCCGCCGCAAACTCATTATCGCCAGCACTTGCAACATCAAGGGCCAAAGCACCATCGAGCGCGAGTACATGGCCAGCGACCGGCGCCAGTACCACGTGCCATGCCCGCACTGTGGCGAGTCGCAGGTGCTGCTGTGGGGCGCCAAAGAGGCGTGGGGCATCAAGTGGCTGAAAGACGCCCAAGGCAAGGCCCGGCCCGAGACAACGGTTTACGTGTGCCGCCACTGTGGCGCGGCCATCGAAGAGCACGCCAAAGACGGCATGCTTCGTGGTGGCGTCTGGGTGCCCCAGGCCCCCGGCGCAGGCCAGGGCAAGCGCGCTGGCTTCTGGCTCAACAAGCTTTACAGCCCGCTTGGCTGGCGCAGCTGGGGCGATCTGGTCGAAGAGTGGGAAGGCGCGCAAGAGGCCCGGCGCGCAGGCAACAGCGCCCCGCTCAAAAAGTTCCTCAATAGCTCGCTCGCTGAAACATGGCAAGAGCAGGGCACCGGCGCCGACAGCAAGGCCTTGGCCGTGCGCGCTGAAGACTACCCGATGGGCATCGTGCCCCGTGGTGGCCTCATGCTCGCCATGGGTGTGGACACCCAGCCCGACCGCCTGGAAGCCCGCGTCTACGCCTACGGTCGAGGTGAAGAAAGCTGGCTGGTCGACCGCCACATCTTGTACGGCGACCCGAATCTCGACGAAAACACCGAGGGCAGCCCATGGACCCGCCTGACCGAAATCAGGCGCACCCCGCTGCACACCGCGACCGGTGCGCAAATGCCGATCGAAGCCACCGGCATCGACTCAGGCGGCCACAACACCCACGCCGTCTACGCCTACTGCCGCGCCCATGCCCACGCCGGAGTGCTCGCTGTCAAGGGCGCCAGCCAATACGGCCGCCCCGTGCTCGGCAGGCCAAGCCAGGTCGATGTGAACTGGCGCGGCGCCACCCAGCGCGGCGGCGTGAAGCTGTGGCCCGTGGGCACCGACACCGCCAAACACCTGCTGTACGGCCGCATGCGCATCACCCAGGCCGGGCCGGGCTATGTGCATGTGCCCAAGGCGCTGATCGTGACCGACGAATTCGAGCAGATGACCGCCGCGCGCTTGCTGCCTGTGGTCGTGCAAGGCAAAGCCAGCATGCGCTGGATCACCCCGCAAGGCCACCGCGAAGAGGGCGGCGATTGCATGGTCTACGCCTACGCCGCCGCCTGCTACCTCGGCATTCAGACCTACCGAGACACCGGCTGGGCACGACGCGAAGCCAAGTTCCAGCCCTCGGTCGATCTGTTCAGCGCACCCACCCCGGCACCCATCGAAGTCAAACCCATCGCACCGACCACCACCACCCCACCGCCCCCGCGCCGCGCCCCACCGCGCGCCGCTCAACCCCGTTACTGGTGACCCCCATGCAAATCAACATCACCACCAACCTCGCCGAAGTGCGCGCCGCCATCGCGCAGTACGGCAACCAGGCCCGCTTCGCTGCCTCGCAAGCCCTGAACCGCACCGCCAAAGATCTGCAGCAAGCCATCCCCGCAGAACTGAGGCGCGTGCTCGACAACCCCACCACATTCACCACCCGAAACAGCACCTATCTAACACTTTCCAAGAAAAACAATTTAGAGGCCACAGTTGGATTCAAAGACCGCCAGGCCCGCTACATGGCGCTTCAAATCGCCGGTGGCCGGCGCGCGCCCGGCCCTGCTGGCATCAAGCTGCCCGGCAACATCCAGCTCAACGCATTCGGCAACATCCCGCGCGGCACCATTGCCCGGCTCAAGGCGGCGGCAAAAAGCGGCAGCCTTGGCGGCGCGCTTGCCAGGCGCATAAACGCCAGCGGCAAGGGAGCGGTACAGCTTTTCTACGGCATCCCGCAAGGCAAGGGCTGGAACAACGCGCCCATGGGTATATGGCGCCGCGAGCCATCCAGCACGCCAGGTGGCAAGGGAAAGCTGGTTCCGGTGATCGTGTTCAGCAAGACGCCCGCCACCTACAAAGCCAAGTTCAATTTTGAAGGCCTGGCCAAGACCACCACAAACGCCAAGTTTGCCGGCCACTTCAACACCGCGCTCGCCGCCGCCCTCGCCAGCGCCCGCTGATCCCAAGCCCACCACCGACCGCCCATGATCGAAACCAACAAAAGCCCAAAAGCCGAGCAACAACAGGGCAACGTGTTTGTGGGGCAGTCAACCAGCCACGCTCGCCCCGAGCCCGATCTGGTCACCGCCATTTTTGATCTGCTGTGCGAGTCAGGCGGCATCGCACCGCATGCGCGCGAAGAGCACGAGGCTGCGGTGCGCCACCAGCTGCTGGGCTTGCGCGGCACCGTCACCAACCGGCCCAACAGCGCCGCCATGGCCCGCAAAGCGCTGGCCTTGTTCAACGGCCGCAACGCCCGCGAAGTCGCGCGCCGCCTGAGCATAAGTCGGCCGCACGTTTACCGGCTGTTGAAGCAACCGGGGGGAAGTGTGTAAAGCCCAGATTCTCTGCCACTCAGCCGCCCAGCCCGATCAGCGCGGGCTTTTTCACGCCCACCCACCCCTAAAACAGTCGCAGCCCTGCCAGCAATGCGACACCGCGCGCGGGAACATCCGCGCCTATGGCATTCACATCATCGGACCTCGCCGCAGTTGACGCGGCCATTGCAAGCGGCGAGCTCACCGTCAGCCACAACGGGCGCACGGTCACCTATCGCAGCATGGGCGACCTGCTCAAGGCCAAGGAAACCATCCAAGCCGAAATTGCTGCCGCTCAGCCCGGGCGCACCGCGCGCACCGGCTATTTCAGCTTCGCCACCTCGCGTGAGCGCTACTGATGGCCGACAAAAAAGCGGCCATGACCCGCAACGTTGTTGATCGCGTGGTGGGCTACTTTGCCCCGCGCGCTGGCCTCATGCGCGCTGTTGCGCGCGAGCAGCTGACCCGAGCCTATGAGGGCGCCAGTCGGCGCGATGGCTGGGCGCCCCGGCGCGCAGGTGCCAGTGCCAACACCGACCACATGGGCGACGGCGCTGAGCTGCGCATTCGCGCCCGATCGTTGGTGCAAAACGTGCCCTATGTCTCGCGCGCCATCGAGTCGCTGGTGTCTTACACCGTGGGCACCGGCATATCCCCACGCAGCCTGGCCGAAACCGCTGCTGCGCGCCAGCGCGTTGACAAGCTGTGGGACCAGTGGGCCGAGGTGGCCGACGCCGATGGCCTGAGCGACTTTTACGGCCTGCAGGCCCGCGCCTACCGGGCCATGGAGGTTGACGGCGAGGTGCTGGTGCGCATTCGACCGCGTGCCCCAGCCGATGGACTGCCTGTGCCGATGCAGTTGCAGGTGATCGAAATTGACTGGCTCGACAGCAGCAAAAACGGCACCGCTGGCGGCAACACCATCGTCAACGGCATCGAATGCGACGCACTGGGCCGCGTCACCGCCTACTGGCTTTACGACCGCCACCCCGGCGAGATCACCACGGCTGTGCGCCGCGCTGGCACCTACAGCCGCCCGGTGCCTGCCAACCGAATCATTCACCTCTACCGGCCCGACCGGCCGGGCCAGCAGCGCGGTTTCTCGCGCTTGTCGCCGGTGATTTCGCGCGTGCGAGACCTGCAGTTGTACGAAGACGCCGAGTTGCAGCGCAAGAACCTGGAGACCCGCCTGGCCGTGCTGGCCACCGGCGATCTGAGCGCCATGCAAGGCCCAGGCCCTGGTGGCGAAGACTCAAGCGACCCGAAAGAGCTGGGCCAGCTCGCGAGTGGCGGCATCACCATGATCCCGCCCGGCATGACGCTCACCGTGGTCGAGCCCAAGGTCGCGCCCGGTTATGTCGAATACGTGAAAGAGCAGAAGCACACCATCGCGGCCGGCATTGGCGTGACCTACGAAATGGCCACCGGCGACATGGCTGGCACCAATTTCAGCAGCGCCCGCGTGGCGTTGATTGACTTTCGCCGATCGGTCGAGCAGGTGCAGTTTTTGCTGGTCATCCCCGTTTTGTGCCGGCGCGTCTGGCGCGAGTGGGTCGACGCTGCTGTGCTCAGCGGCGCCATGCCTCAGACCGAATACGCGGTCGACTGGTGCACCCCCAAGTGGGACTACGTAAACCCGCTGCAGGAGGTCAACGCAGACAACGCGGAAGTGCAGGGGGGCCTGTGTTCCATCAGCGAAAAGCTGCGCCGCCGTGGCTACAAACCCGACCTCGTTTTTTCGGAAATCAAGAGCGACATGGAGCGCCTGGCCTCAGACGGCACGCTGGCCTATCTGCTGGCCATGAAGAGCGGCAACGCGGCCGCTGTCATGCCCGCAGAAGACGCGCCGCCCCCGAAA